GGCGCATTCAGCAGAGTGGACCTTACGCCTTTTAACCTAGGTTCCCGTATGCAAATAGGTGAATACCTAAAAGACTTCGGATGGAAGCCGAGTAAGTTCACAGACAAGGGACAAGCAATTGTTGACGAAAGTGTACTCAAGGATGTTAAAGGTACCTGTTAGTTCAGAAGCGTATCGCACAGATTAGCTCGTGGGTAGAAGCGATGGACGAAACAACAGAACGTGTACATGGATACGTAAACACTAATGGTGCTGTTACCGGACGTATGACACACAGTTCACCTAACATGGCGCAGGTACCTAGTGTAGGCGCTGAGTACGGAGAAGACTGTAGGGCATGTTGGATTGTCAAGGACGGCTATAAGTTAGTAGGTTGTGACGCTAGTGGCTTAGAGTTACGTATGTTAGCTCACTACATGAACGACGAGAAGTATACACACGAGGTTGTCGATGGTGACGTACACACAGCTAACCAACACGCGGCAGGGCTACAGACTAGACCACAGGCCAAGACCTTTATCTACGCATTCCTATACGGCGCAGGTGACGCTAAGATAGGTTCGATAGTAGAGGGCACAGCTAAGGACGGTAAGCGACTTAAGGATAAGTTTCTAGCTAACACGCCTAAGCTACAAGTGCTCAAGGACAATGTGTCTGACGCTTCAGCTAGGGGTTACTTAAAAGGACTAGACGGACGTAAGGTTTACGTACGTTCAGAGCACGCCGCACTCAACACTTTGTTACAGTCGGCAGGTGCAATTGTTATGAAAAAAGCCTTGATTATTCTTGATGAATATGCTAAACTATGGGGTATAGATTACGAGTTCGTTGGTAACATCCACGACGAATTTCAGGTAGAGGTTCGGGAGAGCCAATCACATGAGTTCGGTCGCTTAGCGGTGGCGTCCATTCAGGCGGCAGGTATACAGTTAGGCTTGCGTTGTCCGCTCGACGGTGAATACAAAGTAGGTAACAACTGGGCAGACACCCACTAAGGATAAACAATGAAAACAATAGATACACTAATAACTGATATATATAAACTTATGTCAACTAAGGACGTCCCCGACGGGGTAGACTCAGAGAAGGCTATCGAAGACTTCGGTGAGAATGTCAAGAGTTTAATGCGTAAAGAGTTCACACAGAAACGTGTAGACTCCCGGACACTCCGGTTATCAAACATAGGACGGGACGATAGGTACTTATGGCATGTTGTCAATGGTACCAACAAGGAAGAAATACAGCCTCATACGTACGTTAAGTTTATGTATGGGCATTTGATTGAGGAGATGTTATTATGTTTAACTAAGTTATCAGGACACACGGTAACAGCGGAACAGAAGTCTTGCCAGGTCAACGGTATCCGAGGTTCAATGGACTGTAAGATAGACGGTATTGTAACTGACGTTAAGTCAACGAGTACCTTTGGGTTTAAGAAGTTTAAGGACCGGACGTTAGCTAAGGATGACCCCTTTGGTTATATCGCTCAGATTAAAGCCTACGCTCACTCTGAAGGAGAAACAAAGTACGGTTGGTTAGCTATGGATAAAGCGAACGGACATTTAACTTACTTGATGTATGACGAGAACGACAAAACGGAGCCTATGTTAGAGTACATTAATTACTCAATACAGGATAGAGTGGAACACTTAAAAAAGATTGTGGAGTTGCCCGAGCCCCAAGCATTCTGCGCGGACCCAGTGCCCGACGGAAAATCAGGCAACTTGAAACTCTCTACTACATGCTCCTATTGCCAGTACAAAGATCATTGCCATCCAAAGTTACGGACCTTTTTATACAGTACGGGTCCAAAATTCTTAACAAAGGTCGTAAATTTACCTAGAGTAGCGGAGATGAATGATGACTTCTAAACCTAAATATNGGAGTGGCCTTGAAGAAAACTTTGCCAACAAGGCGCCTATGTTTGACTTCGAGCCNTACAAGGTGCCCTACACAGTGGAACGGAAGTACATCCCGGACTTTGTGTATAAGACAGAGGCAGGACATGACGTCCTAATAGAGTGTAAAGGTTACTTCCGGGTAGGNGATACTCAGAAGTATAAAGCAATTAAAAGGTGTCTAGTGTTCGATGAGTTAGTCTTCCTACTCTCAGACCCTAAGAAAAGACTGAGGAAAGGAGCTAAGATGAATATGGGCCAGTGGTGTGATAAAGAAGGTATCCCGTGGTACACGCTTGACACAGTAGATAAACTACTCGAATACGTGGGGGCCGACGCATGAGCTTCACATACAACGAACTCGTACACAGAATGCTTTACGCATTGGACGCTTACGAAATACTGGAAATTCTTGAATTGTCTGCGGAGGAACTTGTAGACAGGTTTGAGGATAAAATCATTAAAGACTATGAAAAGATAGAGGAATACTTAGACAATGGATAATCATGAAAACGATAGCAGTTACATACAATATGTGCGGTCATACAAAGTTGTCAACGGACATATCATTCAATTAAAATGTGTAGGTATATCTACTGAGTATACTTTTGTAGTACCCAAAGGCGGGGACCTAGGCCTAGAAATAACAAACGCAATCACTAAAACACTTAAGGAAAAACAATGAGCAATCAAACACAAAACCACGCAAGCAACGCAGTTAACGCAATCAGCGAGTATTATAACCAAGTAGGCCTTGCCAATTACTATCACTCATTAGCAACAGATGTTAAACTGGATGATAACGAGGAACTCATGCGCTTAGCGGAGAAACACCTTAAGTTAGCACAGATGGCTTACGACTATATCCTCCTCAACTTCAAGGCTGACATCGAACAAGCGTCACGGACAGTTAAGGAACACGTGGAGAAGGCTGAGGAAGTAACAAATGACTAAGGACTACGCAAAAATATGGGAACAAGCACAGGCACGCGCCGAGTTAAAAGACGCATTAGAAGAACGCATGGATGTTATTGGTCGCAACGGGAACGATGGTTTGCATTACAACGCAGAAGCGAAACAAAAGAAGCCGCCTGAGCATTATAACTTTGACATTCAGCCTTGGGACTACATGGAGTCCTTATTCTCTGATGAAGCCTTCTGCGGCTTCCTCGAAGGTAATGTCATTAAGTACATCAGCCGGTGGCGGGACAAGGATGGGAAGAAGGACTTAGAGAAAGCCCAAACTTATTTAACTAAACTAATTGACTTTGTAGCATACGAGGGTAACTAATGAAAGAAGCGTACGGTATTAAGATAGACTTAACAAGGGATTCAATTTTTTCTAACCAGGCCAGTACGCTTCTTAAGGACTACTACCTACTAGACGACGAGAGTAGTCCACAGGAGGCCTATGCTCGGGCCGCCGTGGCCTACTCTGCCGGAGACTTTGAGTTAGCCCAACGGATATACGATTATGTCAGCCAAGGATGGTTCATGTTCTCCAGTCCAATCCTAAGCAACGCTCCTAAGCTCGGAGAGAAACATAAGGCATTGCCTATCAGTTGTTTCTTAAGCTACGTAGGGGACAGCCTAGAGGGCCTCATCGGGCATCATGCAGAGACAGCATGGTTATCCGTTAAGGGAGGAGGCGTTGGCGGTCACTGGTCTGACGTAAGGGGAGTCACTGAGAAGTCTATAGGCGTCATGCCTATGCTCAAGGTTAGTGACGGCCAGATGACAGCTTATAAGCAAGGTAAGACACGCAAAGGAAGCTACGCGGCTTACTTAGATGTTAGNCATCCAGACATCATTGAGTTTATTAATATGAAGCTACCTACAGGTGGTGACATAAACCGTAAGTGTTTTAACTTGTTTAATGCTGTTAACATCCCTGATAAGTTTATGCAGGCAGTAAGAGAAAACCAAGAGTGGCCTCTGATATGNCCGTCCACAGGGAACCAGTTAGACAGCGTCAATGCACGTAAGATATGGCAGAAGTTACTAGAGGTACGCTTTAAGACAGGAAGTCCTTACTTAAACTTTATTGACACAGCACGNAGAGGCTTGCCTGAGTATCAACGTAAGCTAGGCCTAGAGATACATGGTTCTAACTTATGTAATGAGATACACTTAGCNACTGATGATGAACGAACAGCAGTCTGTTGCTTATCTTCGGTTAACTTAGAGAAGTACGACGAGTGGAAAGACAGTCAGATGGTTGCTGACTTAGTCACCTTCTTAGATAACGTACTACAAGGATTTATTGACAATGCACCATTTGAAACATTATCTAAGGCTGTGTACTCAGCATACCGCGAGCGCTCTATTGGTATTGGCGCTATGGGCTTTCATGGCTACCTTCAGTCTAAAAACATTGCGTGGGAGAGTTGGGAAGCAACTTCAGCGAATTACGCTATGTTTAAGAACATTAAAGCTAA